TCAGTAGTAGACATTTGTAATGGAGCATTAAACCAACTTGGTGCATCAACAATCTTAACACTTACAGAAGATTCTAAGAACGCAAGACTTTGCAACGCAAGATACACACAGGTTAGAGATAGTTTATTTAGATCACATCTTTGGAATTGTTTAACTAAAAGAGTTGAACTTGCAAGAGATACTGAAACACCTTCATGGGGTTTTTCATATCAATTTACTTTACCTGCAGATTGTTTAAGAGTGATTACAATTTTAAATTATGATTATGATTATAAGGTTGAAGGTAGAAAAATTTTAGCAAATCATGCTACAGTTAAAATTCAATACATTTCAAGAATAACTGATCCTAATCAGTATGATGAATTATTAAGAGAAACTTTATCAGCATCTTTAGCAGCAGACATTGCTTATGCTGTAACTTCATCTAATCCTACTGCACAAAATATGTATAATTTATTTCAAGATAAATTAAGAGAAGCAAGATTCGTAGATGCAACTGAGGGTCAAAGTACAAATCCAGACAATGGTCAATCAGATATTATTGGATCTTCTTCGTTTATAAACTCAAGGTATTAACCTATGGGGAGAGTTGCTGTTCAATTAACCAATTTTACTGGTGGAGAATTATCACCAAGACTAGATGGTAGAAATGATTTAAACAAATATAACTCTGGATGCAAAACTTTAGAGAACATGATTATCTACCCACATGGTAGTGCTGCAAGAAGATCTGGTACACAGTTTGTTGCAGAAGTAAAAGATAGTACAAAAAAAACTAGATTAATTTCTTTTGAATTTTCAACAATACAAACTTACATTCTTGAGTTTGGAGATCAGTACATTAGATTTTATAAAGACAATGGTCAGATATTATCTGGTGGTTCAGCTTATGAAATTAGTTCACCTTATTTAGAAGCAGAACTATTTGATATTAAGTTTGCTCAATCTGCAGACACTATGTATATCTGTCATCCTAATCATTCTCCTAAAAAATTAACTAGATCTGGTCATACTAACTGGACATTAGTTGATGACGTTATAATTAATGGACCATTCATGGATCACAATGTAGAAACAACTACAGCTAATCCATCTCATAAATCTGTTGGTCAAACAACAACTGTAACTTTTTCTTCAACAACAGGTATTAATGCTAATCAAGGTTTTTTATCTACAGACGTTGGTAGACTACTTCATGTTAAAGATGGTCATTTAAAAATAACAAGTGTTACTTCTACTACTGTTGTAGTTGGAATTGTTATTGTAGATCTTGGTATTAGTTCATCTGCTGTTACAGATTTTGCATTAGGATCATTTAGTGATACTACAGGTTATCCATCTTGTGTTACTTTCTTTGAACAACGATTAGTATTTGCTGCAACTAAGGCTCAACCACAAGCTATATTTTTTTCAAGATCAGCAGACTATGAAAACTTTGATGATAACTATCATGGAACAGTAGCTGATGATGATGCTATAGTTTATACGATTGCGTCAAACCAAGTTAATGCAATTAGATTTTTAACAGCAACTAGAACATTAATTATAGGTACTGCAGGTGGTGAATTTGCAGTTGATGGTGGTGGTACAGGTCAAGCAATCACACCAACAAATATTTTAATTAACAAACAATCAAATCATGGTGCAGCAAATGTAGATGGTATTGCAGTAGGTAATGCTACTTTGTTTTTACAACGTGCTAAAAGAAAAATAAGAGAACTAGCTTATAACTTTGATGTTGATGGTTATGTTGCTCCAGACTTAACTATTCTTGCAGAACATATTACTGAAACTGGTATTACACAAATGGCATATCAAGAAGAACCTAATAGTATTATTTGGTGTGTTAGAACTGATGGTCAACTTTTAGGATTTACTTATCAAAGAGAACAACAAGTAACTGCTTGGCACAGACATATATTTGGTGGTGCATTTGGAAGTGGTAATGCAGTTTGTGAAAGTGTTGAAGTCTTACCAACAGATAGTTCAGAGTATCAAGTTTGGGTTATTGTAAAAAGAACTATTAATGGTGTAACAAAAAGATATGTAGAATATTTACATAACTTAGAATTTGATGAAACAGATGATACATCATTTAATTATTTAGATTCTCAATTAGCTTACAATGGATCTGCAACAACAACTATATCTGGTTTAGATCATCTTGAAGGTCAAACAGTATCTGTACTTGCAGATGGTGCAACACATCCAGACAAGGTTGTAAGTTCTGGTGGTATTACACTTGAGAGATCATCAACAAAAGTAAAAGTTGGATTAGGTTATACATCTTTATTACAAACAATGAGAATAGATGCTGGTGGAGATAATGGTACATCACAATCTAAAACAAAAAGAATTTATGAAATTACTGCTAGACTTTATGAAAGTATTGGTATTGAGATTGGTCCAGATCTAGCCAACATGGAAAGAATACCATTTAGATCTTCAGCTAATCCTATGGATAGTGGTGTTAATGTATTTACAGGAGATAAAGATATTGAGTTTAGAGGTAACTATGAAACAGATGGTTTTATATTTGTGAGACAAACACAACCATTACCATTAACTGTATTGTCGTTATACCCTAGACTTATTACAAATGATGGATAAAATACTAAATATAGTACCATATACAGGAGAACACGGAATATATATTATGAAACAACAAATGAATCATGTGTTAATGGATAAAGATATGGAGTTTGATGGTGATGCAAAGAACCTAGAACAAAATAACTTAGCATTTACAGGTTTAGTTGATGGCAAACCTATCTTTGCTGCAGGTATGAAAATGATTTGGAATGGTGTTGCAGAAGGTTGGGTGTTAGCTACTAAAGAAGTTTGGGATCATCCTTTACTTGTGGCTCGTGCTATTAAAAAAGATTTTGCAAGAATTGCTAAAGAAAATAATATCAATAGAGTTCAAACTGCTGTAAGAGCAAACTATACAACTGGTTTAAAATTTGCTAAGTGGCTAGGTTTAGAGGAAGAAGGATTAATGAAAAAATTTGGTTTTGATGGTTCAGATCAATATATGTATGCGAGGATATTCTAATGGGATGGCAAATGGCAGCTACTGCAGTAATGGGTGCAGCTCAATACAAATCTCAAGGTGCTATTGGAGATTTTAATCAAGCTGTTAATAATAGAAACGCATTAGTATTAGAACAACAATCTGAAGCAATAGAAAGAAAAACAGAATTTGATTTAAAACAATTTGACAAAGAATTTGTAAAGTTAAGAGGTCAAACAGTTGTTGCTATAGCAAAAACTGGTGCTACCTATAGTGGATCTGGTTTAAGAGTTGCTAGAGCAAACGAAAAAGAAAAAATATTACAAGAAAATTTAATTAAATATAATTCTAAAATGGCACAAGCCAATAAAATTGAACAAGCTAATTTTGCTAGAATCAAGGGTCAAATGGCAAAACAATCTGCTCAACTTGCTCAAATACAAACATTAGCTTCAACAGGTACATCACTACTAACTATGTATAAAGGAACAACAGTATAATGCCTAAAATTCCAGTATTTACATCTAAAGGAACAATGACAACTGAAACAGGTTCTGCTCAAACAAATATCCAAATGGGTTTGAATCAAAACCTTGCTACTGCTTTATCTCCAATAACTAAAAAAATAAGTGAGTATGGTTTAAAAAGAAAAAATGCTGAAAACAAAACTGAAGCATTAGAGTTAGAAAATAAAGCTGTAGTTGAGTTAAATGGTTATGTTCAAGAAGCATCTAATATGAAAGATGGTGATATGGCTAATAACTTTTTAATGGAGAAAAGTAAATTAGTTAGAGATAAATTTTCAGCTCAAGCATCTAATTCAAATGTAAAAACATTGTTCTCAAACAATTATTTAATGGAAGAACAGAAAAAAATATATGCAGTAGATAATGCAGTACATAAAAATTTATTAAATTCTAGATCATTAGCTTCAGAAGCTAAAGAACAAAGTCTTATGACAGACGTATTATATCCTGCAAGTGGAGATAATAGTTTAGCATTACAAACATTACCTGCAGATCTAACTAAATTATATAAAAGTGATTTTGAAGATGGTATGATTAACATTGCAGAGTATGAAGCAAAGGTTGCAAACATACCAAATAAGATAGCTTACTTTACAGCTAAAAGAGATTCAATAGATGATCCTGTAGAAACTTTTAGAAAATTAAATACAGGTGAATATGAAAACTTAAATTTAGAAACTAGAGAAGATTTATTAAAAGATATTAAATTAGAAGCAGTTCCAATACTAACAAAACAAGTAGACAACTATATTAAAGCATTAGAAAATGGAGAAACACTAGATGTTAATAAAGGAGCTATTAAAGAAATATTTGGAACTGAAGCATATAATAATTTTTTATTTACAGAAGCAAGTACATTAAAACTTTCTGGTGTTAAGTCAGAAATAATGAATGCTGAAGTTGGT